CAACCCGCATAGATGCCGCGATGTCCGAACCCACCCCCACACTCGAAACAACTGCCAAAAACCCCGGCGGTCGCCCGGAGAAATTAACCGAGTTGTGCCAGAAGCGGATTGTGCAAGCCATTCAGATTGGCGCGCCGTTTTATCAAGCCGCCCGCTATGGCGGGGTCAGCTACCGGGCGTTCCAAGCGTGGATGGCGCGCGGCGAAAACGAATCGCGCGGAAAGTATCGGACGTTCTATCTCGCCGTAAAAGCCGCCGAGGCCGATGCGGTGGTCGGCTGGCTCGTCAAAATCGAAGCCGCCGCCAATGCCGGCAACTGGACGGCGGCGGCGTGGAAGCTGGAACGCAAGTATCCCGAACTCTTTGGCAAGCGCCAAGTGGAAATCACCGGCGCGGGCGGCGCGCCACTGGCCATCGAGCACCACCACACCCACGAACTGAAACACAATCCCGACCAAGTCGCGCAGATTCTCGCCGTTATGCAGCAAGCCGGGATTCTCAAGCTCGCCGCCCAAGAAATCAACGTGACCGAAACGACCGAACCCACTGCTGACCCCGTGACGGCTGAGCTTGAACCCGCGCACACATGACGAATGGCTGGCGCTGATTCGCGCCCACCCGGAACTGGCGGACTTGGCCATGCCCAAGCTGAACCGCTATATTCCGCACGTTCCCACCGCCAAGCAGACTGCCGGACTCTTGGCGAGAAATCTCGAAGCGCTCTATGGCGGCGCGGCGGGCGGGGGAAAATCCGACTGGCTGTTGATGGGCGCGCTGCAAAACGTGGACGTGCGCAATTATCGCGCGATTCTGTTCCGCAAGACGTTCACCGACTTGGTGCTGCCGGACTCGCTGATGGATAGAGCGCGCCAGTGGCTGTCCGGCACCGATGCCGTCTGGGTCGGCGACGAGCACTGCTGGCACTGGCCGCAGACCAACGCGACGGTCGGCTTCGGTTATCTGGCCACGGACGCCGACGTGTATCGCTACCAGAGTTCGCAGTTCCAGTTCATCGGGCTGGATGAACTCACGCAATTTACCGAGTGGCAGTTCCGTTACATGTTCAGCCGCTTGCGCCGCCCGCGCTGTCCCGAACACAAGCAAGAATTTAGCAAAACATGTTCGACGTGCCACGATTATTTCGGGCTGTCGAAGATTCCGCTCAAGATGCGCGGGGCGTCCAACCCCGGCGGCATCGGCCACGACTGGGTCAAGCACCGCTTCATCATCGAAGGGCCCAGCCAAGACCGCATCTTCATTCCCGCCAACATCAAAGACAACCCGTTCTTGGACGAAGTCGAATACACCAACTCGCTGATGCAGCTTGACCCGGTCACCCGCCGCCAGTTGCTCGACGGCGACTGGTCGGCGCGCAGTCTGGGCGGGATGTTCCGGCGCGAGAAGTTCAAGTTGAACCAAACGCTGCCGCGCTTCACCGCCGAAGTGCGCTACTGGGATTTAGCGGCGACCGCCGTAAAGCTGGGCAAAGACCCCGACTACACCGTCGGCGTGCGCATGGGCATCACGGCGGAAGGGCTGATTGGCATCACCGACGTGCGGCGGATGCGCGGCACGCCGTTTGAAGTGGAGAAGTTCATCCGCGCCACCGCCGAGACGGATACCGCCGACATTCCCATCGTGATGGAGCAAGAGAGCGGCGCGAGCGGCGTCAACACCATCGACCATTACGCGCGCGAAGTCTTGCGCGGGTTCAAGTTCATCGGCTACCGCCCGACCGGCAAGAAAGAAGTCCGCGCCGGGCCGTTCGCCAGCTACGCCGAAGCCGGGTATGTCACGCTCAAGCCCGGCGACTGGACGTTTGACTATCTGGACGAACTCGAAGCGTTCCCCGACGGCTCGCACGACGACCAAGTCGATGCGTCGAGCGGGGCGTTCGAGCAATTGAGCGTGGTGGAAACGCCCATCTATCTGCGCAGCGATTACTATGTCGGCGACGCCGATGACGCCGAAGCGCTGTTCGGCAACGATGACAATGGAGAAATTCGATTATGATAAACTACTTCCGCAATCGCTACAAAATCGCCACCGCCCACACCGCGTTGCAGTTGCAGATGATGGAGAATGAACTGTCGCGCTCCCAAGCGATGGGACAACTGCTCACGGAAGCCAGCAACCGCTTCACTGATTCCGAACTGGACTTCAATCCGTTCAGCTTTCCCACGGCGGACGCCATCGAAGTTTCCAACGTCATCGAGATGCAGAAGAATTTCTTCCGGCTCTGGCGCACCAACGGCTACGTCTTTGGCTGGACGGAAGCGCTGGTCGCGTTCATCGTCGGCGGCGACTTGCACTTGAAGTCCCAAGACGAAGACCCCGCGACTCAGGAAGTCTGGGACGAGTGGGCCGAGCGCGAGAAGTTTGAGTTGCGCGCGCAAGAAGCGGTGCGACGCACCGTGCGCGACGGCGAAGCGTTCATCCGCACGTTCCCGCTTGGCCCGGACTTGCTGACGAAGACCGAGCGGTTGCTCACCATCCGCTTCATGTCGCCGTATTACGTCACCCAGCCGGCTGGCAACGAAAAAGCCACATATGGGATTCTCACCAACCCCAACGACATCGAAGACGTGAAGACGTATTTCTACGACGAGACCCGCGACAACAAACACAAACCCATTCCCGCCGCCGACGTGGTGCACATCAAGCTCGGCGATTCGGACATGAAGCGCGGCTATCCGCTCTTGTTCCCGGTCATCCGCGACATTCAAGAGTTGGAGAAGCTCTTGAAAGCGCGCCAACTCTTGCACCGCATCCGCGCCAGCGTCATCATCGACGAAGAAGTGCGCGCCACGCCGCCGTCGCTGATTGCCGCGATGCATGACCGCGCCAAAGCCAGCACCGAACCCGTGCCCGCGAGCGCGAACGCCAAAGCCGCCGCCGCCAAGACCCGTGGCGTGGAGCGCACCATGCCCATCGGGGGCATCTTCCGCCATTCGGACTCCGTCAAGCGCACGTTCCAGACGCCGAACATCCAAGCGCTCGACGCCGATGCCGATGTGCGCCGCCAGTTGCTCAAGATTGCCGTGGCGCTGGGACTGGCCGAATATGTCGTCGCCGGGGATGCCAGCAACGCCAATTACGCCAGTTCGATGATTGCCGAAGCCCCGATGGTCAAGACGCTGGTGCGCTATCAGAAATTCTTCGGGGCGCACTTCGAGCGCGTCCACGCCAAAGTCATCCAAGCCGCCATCGACAGCGGCGTCTTGCCGCCGAACTCGACCAAGACCATCAAGACCGTCTCGCCCGGCGGCACGGATGTGACCGTCAGCACGGAAACCGTGCCGCGCCAGTTGGGAGCGGCGTCGGATTTTCCGAATCTGATTCACCGCGACTTCTTGCAAGAGACGCAAGCCATCATCTTGCAGTCCGAACAAGGCTGGTGCTCGCGCCGTTCCGCCCAAGTCTATCTCGAACTCGACCCCGCCGAAGAAGACGAGCAGTTGATGATGGAAGAAAAACTGGGCGTGGATTTCCGCAAAGCCCCGCTGGCCAGTGGCAATGGCCAGAACGGCGCGTCCACGCCGGGCGGCGAACCGGCCACGTCCGCGCCGGGGCGCAAACAACAACTGGGGCAACCGCCCGCGCAGCCGAAGCCGGGCGAACCCACGAAAGTCACGCCGACCAAGAGCAAGCAGCGGCTCGCGGCGGGAAAATAATTCATGGCCAAGAAAAAATACCGCGTCCGCATCAAAGAAACCAAACTGGTCAGCGCCAAGGACATTCTCGCCAACGCCGAGAACTGGCGGATGCACTCGTCGGCGCAGCGCGTCGTCGTCAACGACTTGCTGAACACGGTCGGGTTTGTCGATTATCTGAAAGTCATCGCGCTGCCCGGCGGAAAATATCGCTGCGTGGACGGCCATATGCGCCAAGAGATTGCCGACGGCGCGGAAGTGCCGGTGGCGATTTTGGATTTGACCCCCGAAGAAGAACGCTTGGTGCTGGCCACGCTGGATTCCAGTGGGGCGATGGCCGACACCAACAAGATGGCGCTCGAATCTTTGCTCGACAAAGTGAAGACGACCGATTCCGTGCGCCAGATGCTCAAAGACAATCTCCGCAAAGCCGAACGCATCTCGGCGGATTTTTTGAACACCGAAGCGCAGCCGCCCGACCCGGAATTTGCGCCCGGCGTCAAAATGTGGGCGGAAGACCAAGAGCAACTATTGTTTTCGGCGGATAATCAATGGGGCATCCCGGATTGGAAGCTCGATATGCTCTCCACCCAAGTCCCAACGCAAACATGGGCGGGCGAAGACATCGTGAATGTCGAAAAAACGCTCTTTGTCCATGAAAGCGCGGGCACGAAGAAAGCATTGCGTGAGGGCCGTGGTTCCGGCGGGGTGCTCTGCTATTACACGTTCGATGGCAAGTTCGAGAAAATCTGGAGCGACCAGTTGACGTATCTCGAAGAATTGCGCGAATACAAACTCGGTTCAGTGGTCACGCCGGATTTTTCCATCTACCCGCACATGCCGGTCGCGCAACAAATCTGGCAGCAGTTTCGCGCGCACTGGCTGGGCCGCTACTGGCAAGAAGCGGGCATCAAAATCATTCCGTCCGTGCCGTGCGAGACCAACGACCACTGCGACTATGCGTTCTGCGGCGTGCCCAAGCATGTGCCGGTCTGCATGGTGGAAGTGCGCGGCATCAAGCGGCGCAAGTGGGCGGCGGACTATCAACTCAAGTCGATTGCCCGCGCCGTGAAAGACTGGCTGCCGGAAACCGTGGTCATCTTCGGCGGCAAAGAGCACATCGACTGGCTCTGGACTGGACTTCCCAAAGGCCCAACGTATGTTCCCATTGAAAGCTGGACGGAAAGCCGCGAGTTCATCCGGCGCAAGCACGGCTGGCGCGGCCAAGATGAATTTATGAAAAATCTTCACGAAAAGGGGGTGAAATCAAATGGCGAAATCAGGAGTCCGCAAGGGCAAAAAGGGTCGGTTGGTGCGCTAACGCACTAATCTGCTCAACCAATTAAGGCGGGGGCGCTTTGCTAATTGCCGCTCCCGTCTTTTTGTTTGGAAAAACTTATTGCTATTTCTGGCAATCCCGCGCATTTGTCTCGGCAACGATATGGATACATTTGAACTGCGCTTCCTGACCGAGTCCATTGGCGATTCCGCCGCCAAGATTAAATCCGAAGCGGGTATCGTCGAAGACATCGTGATGTTCGCCCCGCCGAAAGTCGGCGAGCACTACGTTTCCGCTCGCGGCAATCACTACACCAAAGAATTTTTCGCGTCCGCCGCGCGCGCGCTCGAAGGCGCGGTCATCTTCGACCAGCACGGCGACAGCCGCAGCATCGTCAAAGATTCGCTCGGACGGTTTCGCAACGTGCGGCTGGTGGAGAGCAACGGCACTCCCAAAATCATGGGCAACGCGCACGCCAAGCCCACCGTCAAGACGGCGTTCATGGAAGCCATCGAGCAGTTCGGCGACACCGCCGGGTTCTCCATCCAAGCCAACACCAAAGGCCACTACGACGACAGCGGCCAGTGGATTCACGAATCGGTCGCCGACACCAAGCGCAAGCCGTCGTGCGATTTGGTGGACTGTTCGAGCGCGACGGTCAACGTCTTTGAATCTGTTCCCCAAACCGAAACCCCCAAGGAGGATGCCGTGGAAATTAAAACCGTGGAAGACTTGCGCGCCAGTTACAGTGACTTGGTGACGCAAGTGGAAAAGAAAGTGCGCGAGACCGTGACCGGCGAGTTTACGCCAAAGCTGGCCGACGCGCAGAAGCAAGCTGACGAGTATGTGCTCTTGAAGCGCAAGACGCTGGTTTTGGAAAAGCTGGCCGCGAGCAAGCTGCCCAAAATCGCCATCACCGAAAAATTTGTCGCGCTGCTCAACGGCTGCGCCGACGAGAAAGAAATCGACGAACAGATTGCCGACCGGCTGGAACTGGTGCGGCAGACCCACACCGGCGTGACCGGCATGGGCGCGGAAAACGACGCCGACGAAACCAAGAAACCCGCCGCACTGACTTCCGACAAGATTTGCGAAGTCTTGGTTGGGTAACCCCGAACAAACCAAGGAGACCCAGACAATGATTACAGTCAAACATCGCGGCATCGGCGGACTTATCGAGACGCTGAGCGACGGACTCACCGGCGCAGCGCGCAGCCAGCGCGTCGCCGACCGTTTCACCAATGAAATCGCGCCCAAACTGAACGGCCCGCAAGTGGACGAGAAAGTGAAGAAAGCGTTCTTCGACAGCTTCTCCATCCGCGAAGCGTTTGTCGCGTGCACGGGCGACTTCCCGCGCTTCGGCAGCGTCCAAGAAGCCGCGCTCAAGACCACGGACTTTACGGTCGTGATTCTGGGCGGGCTGTCGGCGCTGGTGCAAGCCGCTTACAACACCACCGAAGGACTTATTGGCGACAAGCTGGTCACGCCGTATAATTCCAGCCTGATTTCGGACATCTTCCCGGTCTTCGACACGCCCACCGGCATGGCGGACGTGGCCGAAGGCGCGACTTACGGAGTGGTGGACATCGCTGACCGTTATGTGGGCGACACCACGTTCAGCAAGCGCGGCGCGGCGGTGCTTGTCACCGAAGAAGCCGTCTTGTTTGACCAGACCGGCCAGTTGATTTCGCGCTGCAACAACATCGGCAAGCAAGCCGCTCTTGACCGCGAAAAGTATATCATCAAGGGCATCCAAGACTTGAGCGCTGCTTACTACTGCTACTACCCGGCGGGCAGCCGGGCGGCGTTGTATGACACCGCGCAAGTCAAGACGAGCAACGCGTTGGCGACGTATGTGGACATCGAAGACGCCGCGCTTTACTTGTCGATGACAACCGCCGTTGACCCGGTCACCACCCCGGATGTCATTGTGGATGCGGCGTTGTCGCCTTACACGGTGCTGGTGCCGAAAGCGCTGGAATTCACCGCGCTGCACATCAAGAACACGCTAACGGTGCAGACCAATCCGGGCGCGACCAGTGGCGTGTCGCCAGTGATGAACAACCCGGTCAGCATCGAAGTGCTGAGCAGCCCCATCTTGGATGTCGATAGCGCGTCCACTTGGTATTTCGCGGGCGCGGGCGGCTTCAAGCGGCAGTT